TATGATACTGATATAGATTATGATGGGGTAACATATACTAAGTTTCCTATTAAACATCAGGAGATAGGGGAGAATACGCAAGGGGAAATAGATACCCTGATTGTATCAGTATCAAATGTAAACAGGTCTATACAGGCGTATCTTGAAAACAATGATTTTAGAGGTAAGAAAGTAACTGTAAAATTGATATGGGCTAATCAGAAAAACGATACTGATGCCTATATAGATTTTATCTATTACATAGACAATTATACAGCTTCGGAAACTTCCGTTGATTTTACTCTTTCAAGTAAATATGATGTAATAGATTTGACTTTACCTATGGAGATATTCAATAGGAATTACTGCCGATGGAAGTTTAAATCTGCGGAATGCGGGTATCCTTTTGGCGGGGGGCAAACTACTTGCGATAAGCGCAAGGCAACCTGTAAGAATACGATGAGTAATATAGCGCGGTTTGGCGGTTTTCCATCTGTTCCTACGGGTAGATTATATACCTAATGACAGAGAAAGATATTATAAATAAGTATCTCGGTATTCCTTATGAGCATAAAGGCAGGAATTTGGCAGGATTAGATTGCTATGGGCTTATCATAGCGGTATATTCAGATTTAGGTATCAGGCTATTTGATATAGAGGAAGATTACGATAGGGAATGGAGTTGGAAAAATAAGAATTACTTTTTAGAGAACTGCCATAAGGATTGGACAGAGATTAAACAGGCGCGGTTATTTGATATAGTAGGGTTTAATAATAGTAAAGAGGTATTGAGCCACGCGGGTATTATGTTAGACAAAGAAAGATTTATCAATACCTGCCCGAAAGTAGGAACAGTAATATGCAGATTATCAGATGGGAAATGGGGAAAGCGGTTCGCGGGTTTCTACCGACATAAAGGATTAACAAATGATATTCTTTAAATACATACCTAATATGCTAAAGATAGACGGGCGGATAACTAAACAACTTCCTTATTCTCCTAACAAGACCCTTAAAGAATACCTTGATGAAACGGGTTTTGATTTAACCGATTGCAGGGTAATAGTTACGGGTAGTGTAGTAACTGATTTAAGCGCTACCCTATTAGATATTGACGAGGTAATAGTAACCCCAAAGGTTGAAGTATGGGCGGGGCTATTCGGATTATCAGTCTTTTGGGCTAATGTTATAAACCTTACCCTTGCTATAGCTTCTATCGTATTTTCCCTATTCCAAGCTTCTTCTAAACCTAAAGCCCCGTCTTTCGGCACAATAGGGGAAGGACTTGATGAAAGCTCTCCTACCTATGGATGGGAAGGAATAGTTAATACCCAAGATATTGGAACGCCTATAGGCATTGTCTATGGGGAACATAGGGTAGGCGGTAATATAATCAATCAGTTTGTCAGGACAGATGGGGATAAGGAATATCTTAATCTATTATTATCTTTATCCGAGGGAGAGATTGACAGTATAGATAGCATAGAAATAAACGAGAACCCGTCGGCTAATTTCGCGGGGATAACATTATCAAAGCGCTATGGAACTAATACCCAAGCTCAAGTTGCTAATTTTAATGACAGTCACGATTTACATAATCTTAATGTAAACTTAATGAAAAATAGCGCCTATGTCTATTCTACAGTTAATGCCGATATAACCTGCTTTGAAATACACTTTAGTTTAGTAGGCGGATTATACCAATCAAGCGGTAGTGATATAGTCAGTTGGGCGGTAACTTATCTGGTTGAGTATTCTATCCATAATGCTAATTCCTATACGAGTTTAGGCTCTACGACAATAGACGCAAAATCAAGAAGCGATTTACATAGGATATTTCGTAAGGAAGGATTGACCGCAGGGGAATATGATATACGCATAACAAGGACTTCCGATGATAGTCAATTATCCCCATTAAAGCAAGGCGACCTTTATCTAAAGAGTGTTGATGAGATAGTGCAAGATGAACCTCTTATATACCCTAACTTAGCCTTATTAGGTATAGAGGCATTAGCTACCGACCAATTAAGCGGGGGAACGCCTACAGTAACGAGTTTGGTAAGAGGGCGTAAGGTAAATATACCTGATGTAAGGGTAGCCCTTGGCGGGGCGGTAGTAGCTTGGGATGATTACTATTATGACCCTGTAAATACTGTATTCAAATTATTCGCTGATGATAGCGCTTTGTATTGGGATGGTTCTACTTGTGTAAATGCCTTCTCCGCTAATCCTATTTGGTGTTTAAGGGATTTGATAACTAATACCAGATACGGATTAGGCGATTACATAACTACCGCCAATCTTGATTTAACCGAGATATTAGAGATGGCTTTATTCTGTGAGGAAAAGGTAAGCGATGGGGAAAACGGATATGAGAAAAGATTTAGAATGGATGTAGTTATAGACAGCTCTACCCGCGCTATTGACTTACTATCCCAATTATGCGCTACTTTCAGGTGTTATATCTTCTATTCTAACGGGGCAATAAAATTCAAGATAGACAAGGCGGAGAACCCTGTCCAGTTATTCGGTATGGGGAATATAGTAGCGGAAAGCTTTATACAATCTTGGAAGTCAATTAAAGAGATACCTAATGTCATTGAAATACAATTTATGAATAAGGATTTGAATTATAAACAAGACCTCATCTCGGTAATCAATGAAGCTTCTATTACTGCGGGAAATCCTCTCCGTAAGAAAACTATACGATTATTCTGCACCCGTATAACTCAAGCATTAAGAGAGGGGCATTATGTATTGAACTTAGGAACTGCTATACAGCGCACTATAAGCCTAAAGGCGGGGATAGACGCGATAGTTTGTCAGGCGGGAGATGTAATCAATGTAAGCCACGATGTCCCGCAATGGGGTTTTAGCGGTAGGGTAATAGCGGGTTCAGGACAGGCTACAATAAAATTAGACCAAAGCGTTACTCTTTTAGGTAGCCCGAAGACATACCAAGTGATGTGTCAGCATATAGCCAATGATACCATTGAAATAAGGACGGTATCTGATGGCGCGGGAACATACTCTACATTAGGGGTAACGGTTAATTGGACTTTAACTCCATCGGCTTTTGATAAATATTCCTTCGGGGAAACGAATAAAGTAACAGCCCCATATAGGATTGTCAATATGAAACGGGCGGAGAATAGCGAAGTAGAAATAGTCGCCCTTGAATATGATGCCGATGTCTATGATACCGATGTAATAGCCTTACCTGATAATAATTATTCTGCTTTATCTACCACAATCCCTATAATAACAGGCTTAATCCTATCGCAGATTTCCGATGGTTCGGCAATAGAGGTTTGGTTCGCAAAGCCCGATGATAGCGCCTATCAGAATAAATACTCTTACGCCAAGATATACCTATCGGATAATGCGGGGGCGAGTTATACATTAGTAGGGCAAACAGCGGGAACTTTCTTCTCTATCGCGGGAACTTACATAAATAATGCTACCTATAGAGTAAAAGTATTAACTGTATGCACGAATGGTTTAGAAGATAAACTTTCTAATGCCCCATCAGCCGATATAGTAATGAATGTAAGCGGAACTGCCCCTGCCAATGTAAGTAGTTTTTCCTATACTTGGGGAGATTTATTATTACTCACTTGGTCGGCTAATCTTGAAGCTAATCTTGTAGGTTATGAGATACGGGATGAGAATACTAATTTTGGGGTTGATGATGTCCATTTAATCTATAGAGGGCTTACTAATAGATATACAATGTTACCCGCTACAAGGACAGTAGGAACATTCTATATCAGGGCTTATAATGATGGCGGATTATATTCGGTAGCCTCAACCTCAATCACTCCTACCAATGCTGTTCCAAGCATTCCTACGGGATTAAACGCTGATGTAATGTTCAATGTAGCAAGGGCTTATTGGACTAATGTATCTGATAGTGATTTGGTAAATTATCAGGTATATATTTCGCAGACTAATGCTTGGGGCGGAGAGGAAACCTTACTTGGGGAAGTAGCAGGAACGAGTATTACTTTTAATAGCAAACCGCCTTATGGCGGAACAGCGCAAAGCGCTACAGATACTACCCTCGTAGATAATACCCTTATAGGGCTTGGAGATGGATATTTTACAGGGGATACTATAGTAATCACAGAAGGCATAGGCGTGGGGCAAACAAGGGCTATCATAGATTTTACTGATGCTGATGGGGGTATAACTGTAGCTGAATGGGATACGAACCCTGACGCTACTTCCAAGTATATGATAACCGATAATTGTTGGATTAAGGTTAGGGCGGTTGATAGATACGGGGTAGGCACTTTTACATCCGCGCACGAAGTCAGTTTTGATAATATAGACGAGAGTATGATAGGGGATAATATAATTACTGCCCGAAAGATTTATGTAGCTTGTTTATCGGCTATATCGGCAAATATGGGTTGTCTTACATCGGGAACGATAACAGGTGGAACGATACAAACAGCGACGGGCGGGGCGAGAACGATATTCAATGAAACGGGTATCTATAGTTATGATAGTAATTGTTGCCTAAACTTCTCTGTAGTTGATGGGGATATATGCGCTACAAGTATAAAGTTAGTTAATCAGAATGACCCAAGTTGCTATTCTTACCTATGCGACGGGGCATTGATGTTTCACGATTGTTTAGGAGATGTTCCGTATTTGAAGCGTATTTGCACTGGACAATCTAATACAGGCTCAACGGTATGCCTATGTGGTTGGACTACCCCGCCCTGTGTCCTTGTCAGTATTAAATCAGTTATGAGCTACAATGCTTCTTATCCTACTCAATGTCAGAAGTGGGATATTTACTCTACCGCGCCTGAATACTATTGTAATTGTGCTACTGATTACGGATATTGCTTTGTGGTTCACGGGGCTTTGACTACTTTTGAGGGGCAGGGGGCAGAATGCGTAAAGAATGTAGCTTTTGGCGCTTGCACTCTTACAGAAGCTTGCGCCTGTATGACTTGTGTTCATATGAGATTTCAGTTATGGTGTAATAATTCAGCGCCATCAAACTATTATTATGGGGTAATATGCTATGCCCTATGTTACAGGAAATCAGGAGATACTACTTGGTGTGCCTATTGTTTTGGTTATACACAGCCACACGCTTCAACGGGGGAAATAAAATCTACTACTGATGCCTATAATAATATACAATTTCCCTGTATGGCTACTTGGCAAATTATGGCGTGTCAGGTATCATTATGTTATGTAGATAGCGGAATATGCGCTACTACCACTATTTACTGCTGTTATGAATGCGTAAGGTGCGCTTCTGCTCAATGTCTTTGTAGAGATTATGTATATCTTACTACCTGTAATTGCGGATTTTGTTGGGATAGCCATATAATCTGTGCAGCCTTTAGCGGTAGTGCGCCAAGCTGTATTTATTGTATTGCTGTAAGCGCTTGCGTAATAGCCTGTATAGACGCGAATAGCGTTGTTCTATCTACTCCAGGTTCAGGCGCGGTAGAAACCTGTATTAATGATTTCTTATGCTTCCCTACGAATACCGCAATGAATACAACGCTTTGTAATTTTTGTAATTGTTATGTAAACTGCAATAATTGTTGCACTAATAAGGTTTATGATTTATGTAATACAGTTGTAGCCTGTTATACTACCGCCTGTTCTCCTGATTATGTATGTTGGTGCACTTGTATGGGGAGAAGGCAAACCTATTGGCAGTATTTCTATGGAACTACTATACAATATAATACCTGCTTAACTAATATCTGCCAGACTATCTATTGGTGTGAGATATGTTATACAGGCGCAGCGGGTTGCTGTATATCCACTACTCAATATGCTTTATGTAATTCCTATGGGTGTTTCTGCACATTAGACCCTACGGGGGTATTGAATTGGTTGGCTATAGCTTACAGTTAAGCAATTAAGCTTAACTAAACAAAGGGGGAGTATGGTATGAGTTACTTAAACGGAATACAAGACGCAAAGATAAAGAACATTATCTTTGTGAGTGAGGGCGGTTTAGGAAAGGTTATAGCTTCTACTGCTGTAGTCAAAAGGCTAAAAGAGTGTTTCCCCGAAAAGAGGATTATAGTTGTAGCGGGATACCCTGATGTATTCCAATATAATCCGAATGTTTATAAGGTATTTAGGTTTGACAATCCGTTATATTTCTATGATGATTATATTACGCCCGAAAGTTATGTTATTAAGTTAGAGCCTTATGTAGAGTATGACTATTGGGCTAATAAGAAGCACTTAATAGATGTATGGTGTGAGCAAATAGGTATAGGGCGTCAGAATGCTCAACCTGAAATGTTTTTTCTTGATAATGAGATGGAAGCGGGAAAGATTTACATAGATAAAGTTACAGGAGAGGGGAAGAAGAAGTTTATCCTATTCCAATGGATAGGCGGAATAACGCCAAAAGATAAGGCTAAAGAAAGCGTATTTGACGCGGTATCTCGTATGCATAGGCGCTCATTACCGCAGAATGTAGCGCAGAAATTAGTCAATAAGCTTGTATCAAGGGATTATGTAGTAGGGGCGGTTCAGCACGAAAACTTCCCCGAACTAAAAGGGGCGGAAAAAGTATTCTTCCCAATTAGAAGCGTTATAGCCTTGCTTAAATACTCGCAGGGTTTCATAGGGATAGACAGTTTTCTACATCACGCCTCAATGTGTTTCGGGCAGAAAGGCTTGGTTCTATGGGGCGGGACTAATCCGAAGTGCTTGGGTTACGAGGCGCATAAGAACTTAATCAGGGAAGTATGTCCTATGCCTATGTGCCATAGACCTGATAGTTATATGTTTGATACTAATAATGTAAACGGGATGTGGAACTGCCCTCATAATGCTATTTGTATGGATTACGACGCTGATGAGATAATTAAGGCGTATGAGGATATGATGGCTATAGGTGAAGCCGAAACATTAGTTAAGGAGAAAAATGAAAAAGACTAACTTTTCTACATTCCAAGCTACGGATTATACTATCACTTTGACTTGCGCTACAAGCGCGGGAACATTGATAGACTTGACAGGATATACAGTTTATATGACTATAAAGAGTAATCCGAGCGATACCGATGCTAATGCTGTAATCAAGAAAAAGGTTACAGGCTTTACCTCTACCCCATTGGGTATAGCGACAATCCTATTAACCGCTACTAATACCGCTACCCTTTTAGGGAGTTATTATTATGATATAACTTATGAGGCTATTGATACCACAATCCACAGGGGAATGTCAGGGATAATAACCTTTGACCAGCCTATAACCTTAACTATATCTTAACAAAAGGAGAAAGATGAAAGGAGAAATCATTGATGTAAAAGGAGTAAAGTATTTGCAGATTGATGCTAATACCATAGCAGAGATAGCAAGTTTTACCGCAGATGGAACGCCCGTCTTAAAGACTATAGTTACTACAAAAGAAGATGGGATTGATAAAGAGGGTAATCCTATAAGGAGTGTGGCTGTAAAAGTAATGTGCCTGAAAGTGCAAGGCAAAGCAGTTAACCCAAGCTAAAAGGAGAGGAAAAGATGGCAAGTGGAATTTACAATTGTTTCAAAACCGATATATTAAGCGGGGATGTTAATCTCGCTTCGGGCGGGGATACTATCACAGTAGCGCTTTATACCGATAGCGCGAGCTTTGACGCTACAGATACGGTTTATGCTACCACAAACGAAGTAGCGGAAGCAAACGGTTACGAAAGAGGGGATATGAAGTTATCCACTCAATCATTAAGCGGAACGACTACGGTTGCTTGGAAAGGCGACCCTACGGAATGGACAGCTACAGGCGCAGGTTTTACTGCGCGGTTCGCTAAAATATCTTCCGATACAAACACCCGTAGTTTAATTTGCTGTTTTGATTTTGGCTCAAACCAAACAGCTTCGGGTGGCGGAACTTTCACGATTACTTGGGATGGAACAGATGGTATCCTGAACTTAGCATAAATCGTGAATAATAATATAGCGCATCTGGCTATCTAAATGGTAGTCAGGTGCGTTATTGAAAGGACATTATGGCTATATCACAACCTACAGCAAGCGACCCATTAAACTCACCTGACCACAGTTTAATGCACCGCCAGATTGCGACTGACCCGTCCACGCCTGTTCAGTCATTAACAATAGACTCTACGGGGGCATTGGCAGGTGGCACTCCGTTATTCCAGAATGTCAATCCCACCAATCTCCTCATCAACGGTGATTTTGAATTATGGACAGCAGGGACGAGTGTTGCTCCTGATGGGTGGGTTTATTCTGGAGCAAGTGGAAGCGTGGCAAGAGAAGCAAGTATAATTAAATTAGGCACTTACTCTGCTAAACTTACAAGAGTAACAAATGATTGTAGAATAATTTATGATTTTGATGATATTAAAGGTATTACTTATTGGAAAGGTAGAAAAGTTACTTTTGGTTGTTGGGTATATGCTACTGTTGCTGCAAGAGCAAGAATATATATGTTTGATGGCGTGGGTTATTCTAATGTTCCCGTTCATACAGGGGGGTCAACTTGGGAGTGGCTAACAGCTACAATAACAGTTAATGCAAGTGCAACTACTTTATATGTTGAGTTGGAAGTTATTGATGGTAATACTTCTGCCTACTTTGACGGAGCTATATGCGTAGAGGGTTCATCTGCCTTTGCCTTTGCTCCTAAACCTGTCAACGCTGACGCTTCTTGGCTTCCCACCGTAGATAAAGCTATTGCTTTGGGTGGTGCGTCTAATCAATTCTCTAAAGTCTATACTCCTGCCATTGCTTTCCCTGCTACGCAGGTGGCTGACGCAGGGGCGAATATCCTTGATGATTACGAAGAAGGGACTTGGGATGCAACAGTAACTTGCGGAACATCGGGAACAATAACATTGTTAGCGGTACAGAACCAAGGAAGATATACAAAAATTGGAAGAACGGTAACAATCAGTGGTGCTTTTGTGGTTACTTCAGTAAGTTCTCCAGTGGGTTATTTACAGGTAAACGGTTTGCCATTTACTTCCGCTGCTGGGGGTGAATTAGACAGTTATACAGGAATTGCCATACATACGCACAACCTAAACGTAACAGGAACCACTACTATGCTTGCTTTTATTCCATCAAGTTCGGCTATATTTTATATTGAACACTTTACAGCTGGTTTAGCGGCTGACGCTGCGGCTGATTTTAAAGCCACTTCACAGTTTATAATAAATGCAACCTATACCGTATAAGGAGGGTTCAATGTATTCAGAAGAAAAGGTAGTAGACAGGATTGAAATCTTAGAACAAGGTCAGATACAGGTGCGTGTGGCGACTAAAGTCTATAAAGACGGGGTAGAGATAGCCAAGACTTATGAACGCCACGTCGTATCACCTACCGATATTATATCCCCAAATGAGGATGAAAGAGTTAAGGCGGTGGCAAGTGCGGTGCATACGAAAGAGGTAGTGGATAATTATAGGGCGATGGTTTTGGCACAATTACCAAAATAGGGATTAAATATGACCGTTACCTATGGCAGTAGTAGTTATGGGTTTGGGGATAGTAAGATAACTTTTGGCGGTGCTATAAGAGATGTTTCCTTATCGCCCACTGCTTTAAATCTAACCCTTACTAAAACTTCTCCCACAATCAGCGCCAAAGTAAAGATAGGTATATCTCCTATAGCGCAAAGCCTCGCCTTAACTAAAACTACTCCTTTAGTAGAAACGGTTAGGAATGTAGATGTAGAATTATCATCTCAAAACCTATCCCTTACTTGCCACGATGTAGTAGTTGACGCGCATATAACAGGCGAAACTTCCCCATTAGCGCAGAACTTATCGCTTACGCAAACCGCGCCCGTAGTTGAAACGATACGGATAATTGAGATTACCCCTACTGCTTTAGCTTTAACTCTTACAGAAACCGCCCCCGTAATAGTAGCCCATATAGATATAGAAGTAAGCCCTACTGCTTTAGAGTTTACTCTTGCCGAGCCAAGCCCGCAGGTTGATACAATTAGGATTGTAGATATATCTCCTATTGCTCAAGAGCTTACTTTATCACAGCCAAGCCCCTCTATCGGGGGAGTAGTTATTATTGATATAGCGCCAACCGCATTAGGATTAATCTTATCAGAACCTAATCCTGATATTGATACTATTGAAATTGTAGATTTAACTCCTACAGCATTGACCCTAATCCTATCAGAACCCGAACCCGCTATTGAAGTAATAAGAATAGTAGAACTTACACCTACTTCCAAATCATTGACCTTATCTTCGCCAAGCCCCGCGATAGAGGCGCAGATTGATATTGAAGTAGTGCCTACCGCCTTAACTCTTACCTTAACCCAAACCTCGCCAAGCATAGAGGCAAAGATAAGCATTGAGGTTTCTCCTATCGCTTTAAGCCTTACCCTAACGCAAGGGGGATTAGTAATTGAGGCACAAGATGATACTACTATTTTACTGACCGCCCAAGATTTAATCCTTACGCAGACTGCGCCTGTAATTGATACAGTTAATTATATAAATATATCGCCTACTTCATTATCATTTAGTTTAACCGCTATCGCCCCGAATATCAACGTAGTTATAGATACACACCCAACCGCGCTTGAATTGACTTTTACCGAGCCAAGCCCCGTAATAGATACAATAAATATAGTAGAGATAGCGCCTACCGCTTTAGAATTAAGCCTTAATCAATCTACCCCGCAGGTAGTAGGGCAGAATATAATAAACATATCCCCAACCGCCCTTAGCCTTACCTTTACACAAGGAAATCCTGTATGGGGGGCTAATTTATTACCTGTCGCATTTACCCTTACCCTGACCTATACTGCGCCTATAATCAACTCGGTAAGAATAGTAAATATACAACCTACCGTTTTGGAATTAAGTCTATCCCAGCCTACTCCCGCTATAGCGCCAATAAGGATTGTATCAGTAACGCCTGTATCGCAGGGAATAGCTTGGGCATTGGTAAATCCTATAGTAGCGCCTGTAAGGATAGCAAGTGTAAGCCCTACTGCCTTAACATTAACCTTTAATTTAGGGGCAGAGAAAGAAGTATCTGTTGTTTCTATATTACCGATAGCATTAGAATTAACCTTAAATTATTGTTCTCCTGTTATATCTATAGTTATAGAAATAGAACCTACTGCTTTAGAATTAGCATTGGGGCAGATTACCCCGCGATATATCGGTATGAAGTCAGTAATAGCTATTATTACGGAAACCGATAATGAGGATATTATTTCCTCATCAGATACGGAAGATATTATTACATCAGCCGATAATGAAATTATAGTTACAGGAGAAATAGAGGGATAATATGGAAGAAAGACGAACTGATTATCCAAGAATATTAGAAAAGCTTGATGAAATAAAGTCGGGTCAGGAAGATAATAAAGTTGAAGTAAAACGAATAGCTACTTTAGTAGAAGAACGAAATAATACCGCTATTATTTGGCGTGATAATGTATGTAAAAAGTTTGATAAGATATTTGAATGGCTTGAGAAACTACCTTGTAAAGAGCGCGGAGAGATGTATAAGCATATTGCTCTTACCAGAAAACTCATTTGGGGGGCTATTGCCATAACCTTTGGTATTTTGGTTTCTCATATTGGATGGAAGTGATGGATAAGAGGACAGAAAGAAAATGCCCTAAATGCGGATATAATCTTTTGGGTAGAGAGGGTTCAGTAATTATGTGCCTTAACCCTAATTGCGATTGGGCTATACAAAGCAAAAGACAAGAAGATAGTAATATACCTTTATTTACTGATTTACAAAAACAATTCAATGGACAATAAGATAACATTTAGTATGAAGCCTGATGCACTTAATTTCCTAAATACTACAATTCAGGAGCATAAATCCTTTATACATAGATTAGGGGTAAATGACTTGCTAAAGAAAGAGTTGATTAAGGATGTAAGCAAGATTGAGATAACGCTTAATAATGCAATCAAAAAAGGAGAGCCAAATGAAACTAAGTCAGATACTTAAAATAGCAGGTTCAGTTGTAGGCGGATTAGCGGGAATAGTTTTGGTTATAAACCTATTCCAAGCTATCTTACAGCATCCGTTATTGGATGTCCTGATAGTTATAGGTGCATTAGCATATTTCGCAGGTAAGTTTTATGCGAAGAAAGGAAAATAATGCCACTCTGGTTATTAACCCTATTACCTATGCTTTGGCGTTTCTTAAAGCATTGGGGTATCTATATTCTTATTACTATCTTGATAGCTTCCCCGTTCATTTGGGTAAAGCATTATGGCAACAAGAAGTATGATATAGGATATAGAGAGGGTTACGCAAGAGCATTAAAGGATAACCCTACTAATACCTACAATGCGCCTACTACAGTTAATCAGGGAGTTATTGACCTGTATGGATTGAAGATAGGCAAACATTGGGGTTTTGGTATAATACATCAATAAATAATGGGCGGGGCAATCTTCCAAGTGATAAAATTATCCCCGAAGGATACAAGATTTGCCCCTGCCTATTTATTATGAATTATCTAAAACCTAAGTTCAGCGTGAATATGAATTGCAGAGAACAGAATTGGTGCGCTGTCTGCGAACAGGATAAGAACCAATGTCATACCTGCAAAAATTGGTCAATGTTCAAGAGCCAAAGACAATCAGAAGATGAATTATCAGTAATGAAATAAGAGGGCGTTGATTAAACACCTAACAGGGGCGAAAAAAACCCTTACCTCTTAAAAGGGCGTTTTGGAAACGAAACGCTCTTTTTTTGCCCCTTTTTAAGCCCTACAATCAATTATTTTTACTTATGGAAGGATAATCAGCGGGGTATGTTATCAAGTCGCAGGAGTTTGCTCAATGGCGAACCTATCTTGATGATTATGCCCTGTTTTTGGAGTAATTGCCTGATTTGGCGTTTTTGTTCTTTATAATAGGTTTTTCTGGTTATACACCGTTTAACCCATTTTTCTCTGCTTAATTCCGCTTCTATAAGTTGCTTATTTATTACCCTAATTTGTTCTTCAAGGTCTTGAATAAGTCCTTGTAAGGTTTTATCATCAGTTACTTCGGTAATAGATATATGCACCTGACCGAAAGCAGAAAAGATATGGACATAGAATTGCTTACCAAAACGCTCAAAATATTCACCCTTTGAGAAAATACGGATGGTAATATTGCCTTTTTCAATACCAAAAGAACTCCTTGTTTTAAGGTCGGCTATAATATCAACAAAATCAGTTTCTTTATATCCTTTGGGTGTATAGACAGGATAATAGTGTGTAGGTGGGATACGGTTATGCATACCATAAGTATAAAAGATATTATCTTGACAATCAAGAAAATATATGGCATACTTTGGGCGACAAAAAGAAACCGCTTTCAAAAAGGGGGGAGTATGGCAAAAGGTAGGAAAACAATAGCAAAGTTTGACCATAGAATAAATATCAGAGTAAATGCGGAAGATTGGCATAATATAATGTTATTAGCGCAAAAAGACCGTCAAACACCTTCGGCTTGGTTAAGGGAAAAGATAGGTCGGTTACTTAATGGAAAAGGTCAATTTTAATTTAGTGTAAGAAAGGGGGATGATAGGATGGAACAGCAGGGGATATTTGACTTGCATCTACCTACAACTGCGAATGAAGCAAAATGGGCGATGCTTCAAGCAAGGACAACTCCCGAAGAAAAACAGGAAATACAGATATGTTGTAAATGGCTTGGATTAAATTACAGCGTGGTTACGCGCATTGTTTGGCGTATTTTAATTCAAAGGATGCGGGAAATGCCACAGGTAAAAGGTGAGATTACAAGTGAAATTAGTGGTGCAGTTGACCAATTTGAGGTTCATCTGCCTATATTTAAACGCCAAAAGCAAATAGCGCCAAAGATGTTTTAAGGGGTGGAAAATGAGGATATTAGTGGTTATATTGATGGGGTTAATGCTTGGGGGATGCGCTACCTGTTTTCCTGATATTGGCATACAACAGGCAGAAAATCAAGGTAGGTTATATATCGGTATGGATTTAAGCGAAGTAGAAACTATTGTAGGCAATAAACCTGAATGTATTTATGCTGATAGATGTATGACTGAACATTTACCTGATGCAGATTATTTTGTTTGGGTAGTAAATGGCGGTCAGGGTGGCACTAACTTTATGAAAACATATTATTTCAGGTTTAAGGACAGGAAATTGACCAGTTGGGGTAATGAGTGAATTGTCCAAAAAGACTTGACAAAATCGGTTTTTTTGGTAGAATTAAGGTGTTCTTTGAAATAGGCGTTTAAAACAATCTATCTGCCGACGACAATCGGCTTAATTTAAAACCTATCTACTTCCTATAATAACTCATATTATGCAAGGTAATATGTAGGCAGTAAGAAATAAAAAAGTTTTAAGAAACCGATTGTCATAACGAGTAATCGTTAAGGCAGTCGGTTTTTTTATTGCTTATTTATTACAATGCACAATACAAAGAGCATCAAAAAAATGTATAGCAAGGAGTAAGACAATGCAAAGCCACCAAGCGAAGTTAAATAAATTATCCCCCCTTAAAGTCCACAATTCAAAAAGTTGTGGCTTTTTTTGTGCCGATAGGCGCAAACGCTTGGTGGCGAGGGGGGTATTTTCTTTAATCTTTGTCCTCTTTTGCAATTATAAGGCATTTGCTTTGCAAGCCAGTTACTATTCAATTCAATCATTGCATAGAGATAGGCAATGGGAGATTACGAAAGGTAGGTGTGCAAATGGTGAAAATTTTGCTGATGATAAACTTACTTGCGCTACTTGGCTATTCCCTTTGGGCAGTATATTGCGGATTACGAATACACAGAATAGCCAATCAGTTATCGTCAAAGTTACCGACAGGATTAACAGGCGCTTTGCAAAGACGAGAGTTGATTTATCCAAAGGGGCATTTGCTAAAATTGCTGATTGTCGGCAAGGGGTTGTATCAATTAAGATAATGAGGATAAGATGAGCATAATCAGGTCGGGCGGTTCGGTAGGTTCGGGAAACAGCGTTGCTGATTACCATTGGGAAGTTGAGCGTTGCGATGAATGCGATGGCATAGGCACGGTGGATGATAGCGACAAGGAAGGTCTGATGGAAGACTTGATTAACGCACACGAAAACGGAAAGAAGTTTCGTGAACTGACGCAGATTTACAGGGAATGGAAGAAAACCGAAACGAGAGTATGCCCCGAATGTGATGGCAAGGGCAAATGGGAAAGGTGGTATTAAATTAAAGGAAAGGTAGGTGATGCAATGGAATGGGCGGAGAAGGTAACAAAGTTTATGGATTTAGCAAGAGAATTAAGTTGTCAAGCCAGAGAAGATAATTTTGGCGATGGTAGAAGAATAGTAATCAGGGAACGGACAAGGAAAGGACAAGGAGAGGAAAAATGATGAAAAACATAATACCAGTAATAAAGAACCAAAAGAAACTGAAAAATCTGATTACACCAGAGATAAGAATTTCTTTATATCAGACCGCGATGAACAATAGCGGTAGAAATTTCAATAGCAAGAGAGTTCCCGCTAAAAAGATGGCAGATTTTACTTCCCAAATTTACCGATTAGCCATCAAAGAGATAGAAAATATCGGTGAATTAAGTATCAGGCAAATCGCAAGCACAATCCATAGCGAACCTACCAAAAAGAACGGAAATAAAAAAACAATCAAAAATCTAATGAACAAAATCAAGAGAGGTAAAAGATGATTACCAAACTCTATGATGGAAATATTGAATTAGATTTTGATGTAATAAAACATCGGTTCTCAATAGGTGGAAAACCGATTATTTCTGTAACAGGCGCAACTTCGGTCATTGATAAATCCCGCCCCTTGATTTATTGGGCGGTAGGATTGGCGAAGGGTTATCTTATGGAAAACTTGCAAGTTCTTATTGATGATGATAAGGGAGATAAGATTTCCGCACTTATTGAGGAAGCATCAAAGCAACATAGCATTAGAAAGAAAGAAGCGGGTGAAGTTGGAACGCAAGTCCACGATTGGGTAGAAAGATTTATCAAGGCAAAAATTAAAAAGGATTATCCCGAAGTTCCAAAAGACCCACAGGTATTCAATGGGGTAAGTGCCTTTCTGAAATGGGTTGATGAATACGAAGTCAAATTCATTTCAAGCGAAAAGATAATCTATTCCAAGAAATACAAATATGCGGGTATTATGGATGCCGAAGCAATCATTAAAAGAAAACTTTGCGTGATTGATTTTAAGACATCCAAAGGTATCTACCCTGAAATGCGCTTCCAAGTATCCGCCTATCAGGGCGCAAGCGAGGAAGAAAGCGGAAAGGAATACACTGGTAACAAGTGGTTAGCAAGGTTTGATAAGGAAACAGGAGATTTTGAAGCGCGCGAATTTGCGGAACAGGATAAGGATTTCAAAGCCTTCCTGTCGGCGCTTGAATTAAGAAGAAGATTGAAAGAACTTGAAATTCCTTACACACCTAAAAATTAAAGGAGAATGAACTATGGAAATGTCATTTAACAGACAATTTGGCGGTAAGAAATACACTTTCACCGTCGCAGGGAATAACCTTTTTGAATTGGTAATGCAAGCGCAAAAGATAAGTTCCTTTGATGTATTCAAATGCGGTATGTGCGAAAGCGAACACCTTTATCTTTATGCTTACACCACCGAAAAGGGTAACTTTGATTATGTCAAATTAGTCTGCGCGGATTGTAAAGCGCAGGTTACTTTTGGTCAACCCAAGAAAGATAAGAATACCTTTTATCTTCGTAAGAATGAAGACAAAAGTATTGCTTGGGAAAAATATGAAAAGAAAAATAGAGAAACTACGGACGAAGATTAAGTATCGTCCGCAGGCAGTTTTGCGGTATCTGCCAATCCTACAAACCGCGCCTTAATATGGAATATAAAGCAAAAAGTTTAATTGAAGGTTTCAAAGTTGATAATAAATTCGTAGGCAAAAAACTTGTCGCAGTTCCTTTGAATAAATCCAATATAGGCAATCTGATTTTTGTAGGCAATCAACTGATGCGTATAAGGACAGAACCATTGAAGCATCTAACCTTTGAAGATAAGTTTGGAAGGGGAACTTACACACTTTGTTATTTTGAATGGAAACCAGAACCGTTATGGGGATAGGGGTGGAAAATGCCAAGAGGTAGGATGTTAAATAAGAAGATTGCAAAGGATGAAGTGCTACCACTTTTGTCAAAAGAAGCGCTGATTTTATATACTTGGAGTATCCCGCACCTTGATGTTGAGGGTAAAATACACGCTGATGCCCATATTTTGAAGGGTTTGGTCGTGCCTTACCTGCGTTATATGACCCTACCAGTTATTGAAAAGTGCGTAGATGAACTCAATCAAACTCCATTAGTTGCGGTCTATGGCAATGGATATAAATATATGAAGTTCTTGGGGTTTGAGAAAAATCAGGATGTTAGACCTGACCGAGAAGCGCCATCCGAAATACCTGACCCTACTCCTGACCAACTCCAGAGTAAATCAGGAGTAACTCTTGCTAAAGTTAAGTTAAGTAAAGATAAGATAAGGGAAGACAAGATTAAGCACTTGGAGTTTGTATTACTAACCCAAGAAGAATACCAAAAACTGATAGGGCAATTTGGGCAGGGTGGCGCAGACCAATACATCCAATGCCTGAATGATTATATCGGTTCAAAGGGTGTGCGTTATAAGAGCCATTATCATACAATCTTGAATTGGTCAAGAAAGGATGAACCATTACAAGGTAAAAGAAAGGAGATGAATAAACTATGAAAGGTTGTATAGGATGTGAAAGAGAAGTTTGTAATTTTAATGTATTGAATGATTGTCTTAATTTTAGACCAACTCTGACCGAATTATTTTATGCCGACAACCTGCAATTTCTTTATGCCCAAATAGGTTTGATTAAATCTGAATTGGAAACTTTCGGTGAGATTTACTTACAGAATATCAATAAAAAAAATGCAATTTTTGATTTGGCTAACACTACCATAGTTGTCCTATTAAGACAAAAAGAGAAGGTGGAAGATGACATTAAACGGATTAGCACAAGGCATCAAACCGTTGCGGGAATTATTAGGTGACACAAAAACTGAACTGTTGGAGCGTGGCGGAAAACCGAAATATCCGCTTAATACTTTACCTGCATTAAGTCAAAAGATTTGGGGTTTGCATAAAGGGCTTACCGTAATCGGGGCGCGGTCAACAATGTGTAAAAGCGCATTGGCGCTTCAAATCGCAAGAGATTTCATCACGCAACAAATTCCTACATTATTTCTGTCTTTAGAAATGGATGTGCCATCTATGATTGAGCGCTTATATTGCTCAATGATGGAAGTGGATAACTTTGATGTGTTATGTGGGCGCTTGAACATTGACCCGATAATGCAGAATAAGTGGCAGGACTTTGAGGAAAAAATCAAGGAGATGCCCTTACTTCTGACTAATGGTATTGGAAAAAACTTTTATGAATTAAACCAACTAATTGCTTTGCTTGACCCAAAACCACGATGCGTAATCGTAGATTATATTCAGGGCATCCGTCAAAGCGAAAAGGAGCGCACCGAGATAGGCGAATACATCCGCAATTTCCGTCAACTGATGATTGAGAATAAGATGGTCGGGATATTGGTATCACAAATGAACAGGCAGATTATTGACAATGTGGATAAGAAGCCGACATTGGAGAACCTTAAAAGCACAGGTGTATTGGAAGAACACGCAGATATGGTGCTGATGCTTTATTGGGGATGGTTCTATAATCGTAAAGATGAAAATAAAAACAAGTATGAGATTATCGTAGGCAAGAACCGCAATGGTCGCACAGGAAGCCACGATTTGCTTTATATCCCTGAATATTATCTGTTTAGGGAAGTTGAACAGGTGGTAGCAGAAAATTCCAATGTAAGAAGCGCATTGGCAACATTTGAGGGGAGTTTGGTCAAATGACCCTCACCCAACGCTTAACAGAGATATTTTGTAAATATAATTGTGCTGGTGGGAAATTGGGTTGTAGAGGTTGTATGCACAGAGGAAAAACTACTTGTCCAGCACTAGAGTTTATCTCCGCCATCCTCACCGCTATCAAAAAAGATGTGGAGGGTTTAGAAAATGGTAAAAGACCATTTAGCGATAGGACGCTTACTTATACACAAGGCTACAACCAAGCCATAAATGATGTCTTGGAGAAACTAAAATGAGGAGGGGATGATGAACAAGGGCATAGTTGGGGAAAAGTGGTGTTTATGCGACACAGGGGTTGTTAGATTGCCAAGGGGCGAGAAGTTTATTTCCTTTATGAAAATTAAAAGAATACCCTATGTTATTTCAAATAAAGCGATATATAAACTGGTCAAGATTAAATAATCGGCAGAGGGATTGTAAAAGGGGCGCAAACCTATTGCTATCGTTCGTAGGGAGCGTTTGAGGTACGCTAAAAGGTAGCCAATCCCTTTGCCACTAAATAAGGAGGTAAAATGGTTTATGAATTAGAGGCTTATAATACGGATTGTAGATATTCGCAAGATGTAAAATACCGAGAATATACTTCAAACAAGAAAAAAGCTGAGAAGTTTAATAAAATCCCAAAAATACACTTTACCAATAGTGGACACGGAATAGTGTTTAATTCACGGGAACACAATGGAAAAAGGAAACCGATAGTAAAAACTTTAGATAGTTATGTAAGAGAACATTTGAGCCACTAACAAGGAGTGAGTGATGAGTAGACCAAGATATTTAGATTGCGTTATGACGGCAGAAGTAATTTGGAACATCAGGGAACGGTGCCCGAAATCCCTTTGCCACTAAATAATATGAGGAGAGAATGATTGACTTAAGACTGGGTGATTGTTTGGAAGTGATGAAAACGATACCTGATGGAAGTGTGGATTTGGTTATTACCTCTCCCCCCTATGATAAACTCCGAAATTATAAAGGTTACACTTTTAATTTTGAGGGTATAGCAAAAGAGTTATTAAGAATTATAAAACAGGGGGGGGTGGTTGTGTGGGTGGTAGGAG